GCTTTGTTATTGCGTTTTAATTGAACTTACAAACGGAGAAAAGCTCGGTTATACAAATTTTTCCCAAGACTTAAAAATTGGTGGGGTAGTATTTCGAGCAAAGCAAGCTCTTGATCCGACTGCAATAGAAAAACAATTGGGAATACAATCGGATAATCAAGAATATAGAGGTGCTTTTAGTGATAATATTGACGAAAATTTACTTTTTTCTGATAGATTTAGAGAAGCTCGAATTATCACAGCAATTGTTGATTGGCAATATCCTCCTAATTCACTTTTAGATCTTCCAGACGAGCAAATACAAATAGGTTATGTGGGAGAAATTAAATCACTTGGTGGCGAAAGCTATACACTTGAAAATCTTACTGGCTCTAGTATTAATTTAAGGCAAAGTAGAGATGAAAAAACATCGCCTTTTTGCCGATGGGCCTTTGGACAGGATAACGGTGATAACTCAGGATGCCGTAAACAAGTACCATTTTACGAGACTCAGGTTGCTGGTGTTAGTAGTCGGAGAGACTTTGAGGTGTGGGGAGAATACCAAAATCTTGCTTGGGGAAAATGCACATTTACAGACGGAGCAAATAAATCAGCTACTTACGCAATTTACCGAACTGTTTCAATATTTGGAGGTAAAACTCAAATTCAGTTGTTTACTGAAGCATCTGGTTCCGTAGCTACCCACGATGGCGTAATCCTTACTGCTGGATGCGATAAAACCTACAGTACTTGTAAAAACACTTGGAATAATGCTATAAATTTTGGCAATATCCCCAGTTTTGGTAACTTTATGCCTGGGAATGACTTTTTATTAAGCTCTCCAAAGCAAAGTTAAGTGTTTCTAAAAAAATTAATTTCAATTCATGAATGACAGTAAAAAACTCTAGAATAGTTTTATTGATGTTTCCCTTTTGCCATGTATTATATTTCTGTTGCCAACCAAAGCCGTCCCCCCTATGTCGAGAATCACGATTTAAAAATAAATTTTAACGATCTTGGGACTGTCGTTGCTATCGCAATAGCATTACTTAGTATGTTTTCAAGAAATACCAAATCACAGGCTAAAGAACTTGACCACGAAACCTTTGAGAAAACATCAAGGAAGATGGAGTCTCTTGAGCAAAAGCTAGAGAAAATGGTTGAAAGACTATCAACAGGAATAGAAAAACTGACTATATTAACAGCGCAACTTGACAAAGAGATAAGTCTTATTAAAGCCAAACAAGAAACTTTCTCTTCTATTTCTACTCAAATAGAAGGACTTCGCAAAAAACAGGAAGAACTTGATATACGAATCGGAATACTTGAACATAAATCTTAACAGAATTGTCAACTTTACTAACTAAATTGCCATGAAATTTTTAACAGCAAATCGCAACACTATTTTAAAATCGTACTTAATGGATTCTAACTCCGAAAGTCTTCCTCAAGACTTTCGGGCAATCCCAATCAAAGCTGGACAAAGAGTAATTTATAGTCAGATTCTCAAAAGAGAAAAAAATCACTATTTGCTAGAAATAAAGCCCCCGATTGAGGGTAAATTTAATTGGTACGCTTTTGTTGGTCACTTTAACGATCCCAATCCCCCTGTAGTCCCCAAGGATCAAGTTGAGGGTGTGTTTGACAGGCTTAACGATAAAATTACTGATTTTCAGTTTCAAAAATTAGATGAGTGCCTTAAGAGATTTGACATTACCACAGTACAAAGAGTTCGACATTTTTTAAGCCAAATAGCCCATGAATCAGCAGGATTACGGTACATGGTAGAAATCCACGACGGCTCAAATTATGAAGGACGAAAAGACTTAGGGAATACCAGACCTGGTGACGGCAAAAAGTTCAGAGGTGTAGATGCCCTTCAGATGACTGGCAGAGCCAATTATCAGGCATTTGCTAACTATATAGGCGATCAGCGTGTTATGGAAGGGTGGCAATATGTTGGCGAAAGATATTTGTTTTTACCATCTGGATTTTGGTGGATGAATAACAAAATGAATGAGTTGTGTGACCGTGGGGCAACCGTTGAACAAATTACCCGTCGTGTCAACGGTGGTACAAATGGACTAGCCGAAAGAAAACGATATTATGAGAGGGCTTTAAAGTTTATCCAAGATATTGACAATTCAAAAAGTAACCTGTAATATTTAGTTAAAACTAAAGGTTGTCATGAGAAAAGAATTTCGTCCGTTAATACTAGAAACAGTAGAAGGTCATCCGGCATTTATTAACTGTTACGATATTATTACAAGCACCCATTGCTCTATTGAAGATAATTACATAGTCGATGCGACTTCACAAGTGGGGATTGCAATATCCAATGTTGCGGCTAAGGCTTTAATGAACGCGTTAACTACTGATTTATTTTTTTCTAGTGATGACATTGACGAAAGAAGAGTTTTGCGGAGCGATGGAACATTTGATAGATATTTTTAATATTTAGATTTCTCCTTGGGTGATTTAAAACAGACCATTAACAAAATGGTCTGTTTTCTTATATCATAGAAATAGTACATGGCAGTTCTAATGGCAAAAAAGAAGAAAAAGGATGACAAATTAAGAGGCTCTCAGCGATCCCTTACTTCACCGGGGATCGTGTCGGTATCACGTCGGTACGATTTGGAGATTACGGAAAATCCTATCCGTGATCCGAGAATATCAAGAGAATTAATCGAACTTAATCAATGGTGCTATGAAGTCGTCCACGCCCTTGATATGGCCGCTTCTGATACCTTTGCATCTGACGATGGAGACGATCAGGGATGGATAGTAGCAAAAAACCTTGATGATGAAGAAACTCCTGTTAACTCAGAAGTGTTTGCCATTGCAGAAGATATTAGGTTAAGAAAGCAGAATTTTTCAACCTACATGATTGGTGGGGATAGACTCAAGAAAGCCCTAAGATGGGCATTAGGGAAAGGAGAATGTTTTCTAGAGTTGGGCATTGAACGAGAAGGGTTATCTGCCAACAAGTCTAAAGATTTTGGTGTAGCAAAGACTCTTTATTTACCTACCTTTGAGATGTTTAGAAAAGAAACAGATCAAGGGGAACTAATTGGGTTTGAGCAAAGGAAATACGTTTCGGAATCTGATCCTGATTATTTTTTTGAACCCTATAAAATCTGTCATATTCGCCATGAGCCTGATTTTCTTTATGGTCGCTCTCTTTGGTTAGCTTCTTTAGATGCTTGGGCTGATGTTAAACAAGCTTTCGATAATTTGATTAGGGCATCCAATGACTTAGGAGTTTCCCCGACTCTTCATATTATGCCAGGTATTTCTACCGAGCAAGAAAGAATTTATGAGCGAGAATTAGAAATCCGTAGAAAAAGCGGAATAATATCCGACCATATTCTCAGCTATCCTGGGCAAGATATTCGTAAAATGGCTAATTTTAACCCTGATTTAACAGGGCTAATTGATACTCTTTTGCAATGCCGGTACAAGCTAATTATCCCTGGATTTCCGACCTATTTCTTCCCAGGATTAGAATCAAAAGGGGGAACTAAAGAGTTATCCCGGTCGCCTGATCGTCGCTATTCTAGGATGAGATACGGATGGTGTCAGCTTCTTAGCGGTGCTATCAAACAGGTAATTGACACAGAAATCATTCTCAGAAAAGGATTAGATTTTTATGCCGAAAATGCTAGAAATAAATATCGGATACTGTGGCCAGAATGGAGTGAATCTATTGATGGTATGTCTGGGGGAGAAGTTGAAGACACTGACTCTGATTTAACCGATGAAGAAACTAATAAACAACCTGTTAAAAAAATAAATATAAATCAAAATGATTAATCAAATTATTCACGGTGATTGTTTTGATGTTTTAAAAAATATTCCTGATAATTCCATTGATTTAATCCTTACCGATCCTCCCTATGGACTTTCGTTCATGGGTAAAGATTGGGATCATGGTGTACCCGGTGTACAGTTTTGGATTGAAGCTTTACGAGTCGCTAAACCAGGAGCGCACCTATTTGCTTTTGGTGGGACTCGTACTTTTCACCGATTGGCAGTAGCGATCGAGGACGCTGGTTGGGAAATCAGAGATACCATTATGTGGGTCTATGGGTCGGGGTTCCCGAAATCGCTGGATGTGAGCAAGGCGATTGATAAAATTGCAGTAGTTGAATGTCCTGCGTGTAATGGTATTAGTAAAAACACTGAACTTGAGTCATGGGAAGAGTGGATTAAAAAAACTCAAGACTATGGTGGGACACGCAAAGAGTGGGAACGATTGCAAGATTTATCTATCTGTAATGTGTGTAACAGTACAGGAAAAGTACGCGGAGCAAATCGGGAGGTTGTTGGCGTTGCGGGAAAAAGCGGAAGCACTCGTAACAACATGGCAGGTGATTTTGCCGGCGGGGAATACATGAGTAGCGTCGCCGCCACACCCGAAGCAAAACAATGGGAAGGCTGGGGGACTGCTCTAAAGCCAGCCTTTGAACCGATCATTGTGGCTCGTAAACCTCTCACCGGAACGGTCGCGGAGAATGTCCTACAGTGGGGAACTGGGGGGATTAATATCGATGGGTGTCGGGTGGGGACGAATGACGGACTTGAGCGCCCTTATGGCGGCGAGAACAAGGTTTATGGCAGCTATGGTATGGAACGCGGAACCAGGACCGGCGATGCGCTCACCGGCCGCTGGCCTGCCAACTTCATCCACGACGGCAGCGAGGAGGTGGTGGGGTTGTTTCCTTATCAGAAGTCAGGCAAGGTTAAACCTCACGTTATAAAGCGTGACAAAACAGTAGTAGATTTTAAGCGTGGGTTGACTCAAAAAACAGGGTATTTTCTATCTAGCGAAGGCTCTGCTGCCCGCTTTTTCTATTGCGCTAAAGCTAGTAAATCCGAACGCGGTGAAGGTAATACTCATCCTACGGTGAAACCACTAGCATTAATGAAATACCTGATCACATTAGGATTACCTCCGGGTGGGACAGTCTTAGACCCTTTTTGTGGTTCTGGCACTACCGCTTTAGCTTGCAAAGAATTAGGTAGAAATTATATCTGTATCG